GAACAACTTGTAAAAATTATTTCTATACAAAAGAAAGATCAGGAAACGTCATTTGAGTTAACAGATGAAGATAAAGATAATTTGTTTAACCTGATACAGGGAGAGACCGCTGATGGCTAAAGATTTTGTATCATTTCCTGATTTGAATTCTGGATTAGGCGGCATAGACTTATTAGCAGATGCAGCAAGAAAAACATTAGGCGAGGATGCTAGCAGCAACAAAACGCTTTTTAAGGCTTTGGTTTTAAGAGCAGTCTCCGGACAAGAACTATCAGAAACCACTATGGCGAACGTTCAAGGTGCCGATGAAGTAAAAGGAAATGGAACTCGTTCAACTGGTACCCGTGCTTATTTTGTTAAGATATTGGAAGATTCTCCTCATAGATATCTTCCTGATGCTTGCCCAGATGGAACACCCGGTGTAGCAAATATCGGAAACAATCATTTGATACAATCAATGTATACTTATGCTATTGATAAAAGCGGAGGTTCATTATCTCCTAATACTGTTGTGCTGGTAAGATTAGAAAGGAAAGATTTCGGATACGATACAGATACAGGAACTATAGAGGGAGTAATAGGTGCTCGTGAATCGGAAAAGATCATACGAGAAGCAGAACTAGGTTGTGGTAGCCCTATGAAAGCCCATAAAGATCCTAAGAAGAAAAAGAAAACCCTCACAACGCCAAACAGTGACCCGGCCTACCGAGGCGTTCAATTTCCCAATAATAATATCTATACAATATTACTAAATGATGCTGAAACTTTAGAAAGTTATCAATACATATCGTCTTCCGCTCCGGTTTCACCGAAATTAAAAGGTATCGTCGAAACAGAACTTGATTTCTGGAGCGATAAAATAGAAACAGATGAATCTGCAAAACCTAGACTCAAGTTATATTGGGACAATCTAGACGTGAAAGAATGGACTGCTAAAGGCACAGCGTGGTCCGCGGCATTTATATCTTATGTTGTAATGAAATCAGATAGAACTTTTCCCGGCTCGTATGCTCACTGGTTATATTCCGAATCAGTAAAAGATAGCGAAGGACCATGGACTCTTTGGAAAACAAGAGAAAACAAAATAACCGCTCAAGTTGGTGATGTGCTAGTCAAAGCCCGAAGAGGTTCAAAAGCTCCCAATCCTCCTGTGAACACCGCCACTCATGGTGACGTGGTGTATAAAATAGAAAATAATAAGGCATATTTAGCAGGTGGTAATCTTGGCGGCGGTGTGTCCGGAAAACAAACTGCTAAAATAGCAACAACACTATCTTTAACTAAAGAAGGATATTACCAGTCATATGGACAATATGAAATAGTATTAAAGAAAAACGGACAAATATATAATGAAACAGACAAGCCCTCCGCGACAGTGGCTACTGCTGAAACAGAATCCTTTTTTGAGAGCTTCTTGGACTTCTTTACCTCATAATAGAGAGTTTTATGACTAAAAAAATAAACGAATCACCAACTACAAACAAAGCAGACGGAATATATCCTTACCCTCCAACCCACGCAAAAGACGGAATATTTCACACTCCACACCCTGGACCTTTTGCAAAATTTAAGGTAGCCCCTAATGAGTACACTATACAAAACGAAGGTGCCTCTATTGTATTGGGAACTGATAGACCCAGTTCAATGGCTAGTGGATATGGCGCCATGGGTTCCGATAAAGCTAACTCTATTGATTTGGTTGTTGGTAGAATGGCTAATGCTGATGGGGGAAATGGCCCTCCGGGTCTGAAAGAGGGTGACGCTGAAGTTGATAACTCTATGTATGCTGACGCTGCGCGCATACTCATAAGCCAATTAACAGATGTAGATAAAAACTTTGGATTAGCAGCGGGAAATCTAGGTCCGTCTAAATCCCGTGCATCAATTGCATTAAAAGCAGATACTGTACGAGTCATCGGCAGAGAAGGTGTAAACATTGTTACAGGCGAAGCACAAGGTGTTGAAGGTTATGGGTTGACCGGCGAAACAAACTCTATGGGTGGAAGAATCGTCACAAGAGTGCCTCAAATTAACTTGATTGCTGGAAATCATACGGGCACTTACATCACTTTTGGTGGTATTTATCATCCTCTTGAGACAATTAGAAACCTTCAGCCAGCAGTGCGAGGTGAATTAACAAGAGACGCATTCTTAGAGTATTCTGAAATAATGGAAGATTTAATGTCTATTATAACACTACACACATATTCAAATATGATTCACAATAGTCTTTTATCTTTCCTGGTACCATTTTACAATTTACCGGCTGCGTTAGCTAACGTCACATTTTATGGCGCTATGATTAACCCTTGGGTACTGCACTCGCTGTATCAGTTAAGAACAACACTCAATTTCATCAATTTTAACTATTGTAACTCTGGAGGCTACAAGTATATTTGCAGTAGAAACGTGCATTTAACGTAGGATAAGAAATGGCTGAAGATAAATTTGTAACATTTAATAAGACTATGGTCCCATCTAACGAGATGGAAATGACGCCTCGTGCGCAATCTCCATTCATCAGATTTCAAGATAAGAATGGCGATGGTATCGATGATGTGTGTGCCGATGGACCAATCCCAATTCAAAAATGTAGACAGTGTATACCAAATCCATATTCGATCGTTTCAAATTGGCGCAATAGAAACCAGTTGAACCCCATTCTTAATGAAAAAAGCTGTAAGTATCAAATAACCTACGTTACTCCTGAGACAACGACTGGCTTCTTGGAAGGTATGACGGATGAAGAAGCAGACGCTGTCTTAAAATCTCTTTACGATAAATACGCTTATCAAGCAGTGCAAACACTCGTCGAATATTTTCAGAAAGACGACTCTCGCGAGACAATACAGAATCTTCTAAAAGTAACAGATTATACAGATTTTTATCTTGAGGCAAGAGCCGGCTCAAGACTTAAATTGCTTTATTCAATAGATTTTGATTACATCTATGATTTGCCTCCTATTGAAGATGATTTCTCTGATACAGATGAGGAGGAAGCCGAAGCGGACGACATAGTAATAACAATGATGGCTGCTAATATCAATAGTGATATCGTTAAGCTAAGGAAAACATTAGATCTCTACAATAGATACCTCAAGGTTTACAGAGCCACAGAGGGTGGTAATCTAAAATTTAAGAAAACTGATAGAATATTCAACCTTGGAGATTACGGCGATAACGGTCTTTTTGGTAATGGTATTTTAGCGGATACTTATAATCAATTAGACAACTGGTTGGCTGGTAGAGGTTATACACTTGGCGTAGGCTTTTTTGATTTTTTCAGTTCTGATGAACTTATAACTAAAATGCGAATGGTGTTTAGTGGCCAATACAGAATCAAAAAATTGGAAGTGTATACTCAAGGCTGTAGAGACAAGCCTGCCGCCGTATACAAACAAAGAAGACTTGCTACCTTAAGAAGACAAAGTGGCTGGAGAGATAGAACAGCCGTAGCATATTTTGCTAACCAGAAGAACATGATTCGTGATGCAGAAGCCCGACGACCAAAGCCTTGGTTGGACTTTTTGCAAGAGCATACATATCCAGAAATTTATGTTTATCAACCTGCGGAAGGTCCAGTGGGCAAGCCTAACATCAGCGATTGTGTGGCTAACAATCTTGAAAACGAATTCAAAGAACTTGGACAGGACATTTTTGACGAAGTGTTTAGCATTGGAGACGCAATTGCTAAACAATTCCATGAGTCACTTTGTCGTTCAAATCCAGATGAAGTAAGAAAAGACTTAGCCGCACAAGGACTGGAGCCTGGAACTACATTCACAGATCTATTCAACATGCAAGCCCAGTCACAAATGCAAAACTTTTTCACAGTTAATGAAAAAGATCCCATTTTTATTAATATGTGTAAGAGAGCGTTGTTGGGCGCCGGCTTTGGTGGAATGGGTATGGCGCAATTAGATTCATTGTACCGTCACGGTCTTGGTCCATTAACATATTGCGGTTTGTTTGATTTGCTTTTTGAAGCGATAGAGTGTTTGTTTAAAGGCTTAACCTTAGAACAAGCTCTTGGTAGAATTTTATTAACTGCTCTCAAAGCGATGGGAGTTGAGGACTTTGGTGCCCTATTCGTTGGGCTGCCTCCAGATAAAAGAGCAGAACTAGATGCACTAGTAAGAAAGAATTTACGAGAAGGAAAACCATTTAAAAACTTAAGTGACCGTTCTCCTGCTGCTGAAGATGCACCATTCTGGGGCGGATTCAAAATCGAAAAACCATGGGAGAACGAAGAGTTTGTAGCACACCAGCAAGCAATAGCCCGCCCCGGTCCATTTGGAGACACACAAGCATCTAAAAGTATTTCTGGCTATGACCCAACACAAGAAAGAAGAACACTAGCACAAAAACTTGGTGGACCCTCGTCTGCATCGAAGGATGGGTTGGATCCAAGCGTTGTTTTAGATGCTTATGTGTTGGCTTTGATCGAAGTATATGAAGATAATTATCTCGCACTTTTGGACCATTTAAGCGCATTCCCAGGCGCCCAGCTTATTTCAGCAGTTATAGCGTTGTTCGACTGTCCAACACCTCCGTTGTTTAATCCCGGTATTATGGACTTTATTAAGAGTCTAACTCTTCCGTTCTGCAATCAACCTACGCCCATCGTATCAATAAGATTGGAAAACCCTTTCCGTGCATGGCCAAAAATAAGTGATATCCTCGGTTTAATTTTTGCAGTATTGAAAAAGCTGCTGATAATGTTGCTTATGAAGATTCTTTTGATGATTCTCGCAAAGGTTTGCGAAATCATTGCAGATGCTATTTGTAAGGCGTTAGAAACTGTCGGCGCTATAGCTGGTTCTCTTCCTGCCTTGTTAAGCGGAAGAGAGTCTTTGTATGGAGTTATTAGAGATACCATCTGCGGACCCGACGCTGACCAGCAAACAGTTGAGGATACAGTTGTCTCTCTTGTTGAACAACTTGGTGTCGGTGGTGCTGCTTTAGCAGACAGAGAAACAGCAGTAAACTTCTTTGCTGACTCAATCAATACAATGACGAGAGAAGAGGTGTTAGGAGCCTTTCTGGATGGACCATCAGACACTGCGCTTGATTTGATGGACAATATTATTGAGTTTGACTACCCAGAATATCGTGATGCTTTTCCGGGAAAACCAGCGCTCTCAAGTTTCTTTAAAAATGTTGGTGTACTAATTCCGGCACAAACAAGAGCAGACATGAGAGATATTCTTGAGGCGTTCCCAGAAGAATTGGGTACTCCAGCAAACCCGTCTATGTGTTCGACTCCGGAGGAACTCCAGCTTTTTGAACAACAAAGATGCTCACTTTTGGAAGGCAGAATGTCTCCCGCTCAGTGTGAGGCTTTAAATGAGAGCGCGAGAGGACAGCTACTTGAAGATCTGGACGACATTGCTAAGACGCTACAATTAGGACTTCCAAATATGATTGAGGCTAACATGCCCCCGGTTTTCTCTGATCCTGGGTGTAATAATGGAATGCTTCCATATGAGCCGGAAGAATTAAAAGAAGCAGCAATGCTCACCGTTGAGGGCGATGTAAAGAGAATAGAAATGATGTTTGCGTCAGATATGTTAGCTGATGGAGGCTTTTCTCTTTTCGACAATCAAGATGATTGGGGATTTTTCAACATGGTCCTTTCAGATACATATGGAAATCCTTGGACTGTCCATCAAGATAAGGTTGCAGCAAATGCTCGTTGGGTGTCCTTTTATGGGGAGCCTAGTGAGGATGTGTGGGAGGGGCCACCATCTCCTCCGGGCAGCCCGTTTGCAATACCGGGCTGGCTTGGCGCGCTACTCGTATGGGCAATACTCTTTCCTTTACAGATCATCATTAGAGTAATAAACTGGTTATTTTTTAGTGATGTACGCGGTGCATACCCACAGTGGATTGCAGGATACCTACATGAGCAATTTAATCCAGCCGGCGCAGGGCAAGGACGCAAAGCGTCTGCTCCTGCATATGGACCAGCAGATTTTAATACTGAATTAAGAGGTGGCTTTTCGTTCGCTTTATACGATGAGAGAACGAGTTTACCAGTACAGTCTATGCGATTTTCTTCAACAAATAATTGGCGCCGAGACAAGAGTTTTTCTAGAAGTTTTGATAAGTTAGGCTTTGAGGGCTTCTTTTGGGACACAGACGTAGAGTTGGTTGATACAGCAAACTATGGTTACAATGTTTCCGCCAAGGTTGATTTCGCAAATGACCGCGTTAGATTCACTAAGAAAGGCAGAAAAAATACTCCTGATATTGTTTTAACTTATCGAGATAATGGTAAGGGCTACCGCTCTGGTTGGAATAAACTGGGGGATTATTTTGGCGGCTCGCCTGCACAGTGGGGGTTTGGCTATGAAGTAAGGGCGTTTTACCAAGATCTGGTCAAAAAAGACGAAAACATTTTTAATAGATCAGACGACTGTGTCCGTGTAGAGGTGATGACGGCAATTAATGTAAACTCCGCCTATGGGCTTGGAAACCCATCTATTTCAACCGGCCAAGAAAACGAGGCATTAAGTAATGGTGGTGATCTTGAAGATCCAGGGGTCATCACGTCACAAAGATTTGAGTTTTTATCTGTTGATGATACGCTTGACCATGTTGATTTAATAGACTTTCCTCTCTTGGCTTCTAGCTTTGAGACACAAAAGACAATGTCTCCACCAGTTCTTGGCTTAGTGGATATGATCAATCTTTCGGAAAGAGAAAATGGTATCACTACCAACATTGGCGATGGTCAAGCACAAACTCTGTACGACACCATTAACCAACAATTCTTCGAAGATTTCGCTACAGAAATTTATAACAACGATACTGGTTGGTTGTTCGGAGCCACATATCCAAATTACACACGCAAAGACTTTGAGTATGGCGTAACACTCGATGCCGAATTGGCGCGCTTTAATGGAGGCGACGATAAGATTGGTACTTGGGTACCTTGGTGGAATCTTAAAGTGTCTGACGGAGAAGGCGGGGAAACATTTGTGTGGATGTCTGATGAAGCATTCTTGGGTATAAGTTATAACGCTCACGTTAACCGAAATAACCCAGAAAAAATAGGAGTATTTTATCTCGAACCTGCAAAATACGGCGGTTCTTATAACTTTCCTCCTGTATACGCCAAGCCACCCCCCAACACAGGCTGGACTGGAATGTTAGACATTATGTTCCCAGAACAAAGCCCGCGCACTTGTAAAAACAAACAAGAGGGAATAACTGGCTTTGGTGAGGTTCAAAAGATGGTTCGCGATACATATGCATCTCTATCCGAAGACGATCGAATAAATGGTGATCCGGATTGTACAAGAGAAGTACCGTTCGATAGAATTTTAACAAGAACCGGAAAATCGGCTATCCGCGGACTTATAATGGCTGGTATTCGTTGTTTTGCGAACGTTGAAATAATGAGAGGTTTGGGGACATTTACGACGTTTGCTCCCGACTTTGAAGAAAACTACAGCAAGATGTATTCTGGATTTATTGTGGAAATCATGAAAGAATCATGCATGACCACCGGAGGCAACTGGCTCAATCCATTCAACGATAATGAATTCTGGTATGCTTTCTTAGAAATGAGCGTTCAGTATTATATCGATCGATTAGATGATCCAAATGATGAGTATATTACATTAGAAAATATGTCTGATTCTATTCGAGCGGCCCTCGAAAGAATTGATAGGTTACAAAAAAATTATAAGTATCCATGGGATTTCGATGACTTCAATAGCGAGGACTACGGCACATTTGAATCAATGAAGAGTTTCCGAGAGAGCAAAAACCTTGAAGCAGTCAAAAGAGTTGAGGATGAAGCTAAATTGATATTACAAGAGTTGGTCCACGAACAATTGGTTGCTGTTGGTAAATTGTTTATTAAGAACGCTGGCCGCGGAGGCTTAAGTCCAAAGTATGTTAATATGAACTACTATTTCTTTAACAAGTATTGTGCAGGTGGAGAAAACTTGGCGCTCCATGGAGAACATAAATTTAGAGTCAAAAAAGACTCGTTACCCACGTCAGGCTACGGCCACTATTCAACCGGCGATCAACTTGCACTACCGAGCGGCGATCCATACGTTGGCGAATATCACACACATATTGATATTGACGGCGAGTTGATATATATGGCTGGTGCAGAGCATAACGAAGTAGAAGAGCAAGACAGGCTTATTCCGTTTGCTCACGAACTTGAAGTAGTCTCAACAAAAGAAGTGGTCACCCAAGACGGCAATAAGTTTTCAGTTTCGGGCAGCGAGGAACTCCTCGGAGATATTATGCCGGCTTCAGATACGTCAAAGAACTTTTATTTAGCAAAATATATTCTTATTGATGGAATCAAGTACAACAACGAGGAAGGCGTCAATACCGTCAGATCCAATAGAGGTTTTATATCAGATAACTTCCCTGGAGATATGAGGTTGATTAAAGAGCAAATTATAAGAGATGATCAAGTAATTGGAGAAGGTCGCCCCATAGGAGTAACAGGTAACCTCGGAGTAGAATACATGCTGGAATTTGGAATGATCAATCCCGGCTCAAGCCAAAAAATACCAATGGCTTCTACGAAGATGAGCGCGGTTGATGTAGAGTGCGCCCGTTTTATTGGTATTGAAGCAAACAGTAAAATATTGTGGTGCCTAATAAATCAACTCCAACACGAACCGCGTTATCGCTTTGTCGTAGATTATATCTTCTCTATGAAGAAGTCGTTGTCTCTTCTTGCAATGTACAACAGCCTTGGGCTTACTCCGTCTATTGGTGAGTGGGTAACACCGTCTGGAACCTTAAAGTCGCCCAAGCTACCGAACCCAGCCGAAGGTGCTATTGATACTCTATTTGGAACACCGCCAAAAGAAAAACCCGGTATGTACGTTACTGGTTATGAATGGGATCCGGATACAAAGAGCTATATAGCAACGACAGACGCGGTTCCAGGTTGGTTATCAGAAGATGATCGTAATAGCTGGTTCTCAAGTTTTGGATATTTAGATTATGATGAATGGGATCAAGAAATTCTTCGTAAGACAACACGCTACATGAAAAATGCCTTCCACACGCACTACCGCAACAGAAAGTGGACACCACCAGATTATGGAGGACGTGATCCTGTTGCAGAGTTTGTAAGCGGGCTCACATCGAAGTTTAGATTTAACCCAGCTTACAAGATTCTTCCATCGTTCCAGAAGAAGCAAGCACGCGGAAATGTTTTTGATGCTAACGGAAACGAGTGTAAGAAAAAGGGCTAGTGTAATATTTAACACAGATCTAAATATCTAAAAGAGGAAGAACATGTCATCTCTCGGAGTCAAACTACCATTAGCGCGTGATGTTGGTGACGGTTATGGAATGATAAAAAGTTTCAAAACCATGATAAGACAGAATTTTAAAATGCTGCTTTTGACTAGCCCAGGTGAGAGAGTAATGGAACCGAACTTTGGCGTCGGATTAAAAAAATATTTATTTGAAAATTTTAATGAAAGTGTTTTTGCTAAAATAGAAAGAGATATTTTTAGTCAAACACAGACATATCTTCCCGTTATTAATATAAACGAAATTAGATTTAACACAGCACTAATGGACGAAAACCAGTTGGGTATCCAAATTCGTTATTCAATACCAAATTTAAATATTCAAGATTTATTAGAATTTACTATTTAAAATGAGGGTTTTTTATGTCTAAAAATCAAAAGAAACTTCTTCCAATAGATTATACTCATCGCGACTTTGAAACAATACAGCAAGATCTATTGGAGATAGCAGAGAGGTTTTATCCGGATTCTTTCCAAGACTTCAGCGAGGCTTCTTTTGGTTCGCTCATGATAGATGCGGTTTCATATGTTGGTGACCAGCTTTCTTTCTACCTTGACTATAACGTCAATGAGTCATTCTTAGATACAGCATATCAGTACAGCAACGTCGTTCGCCATGGCGCAGTGCTTGGGTATAAGTTCACAGGTCGGCCATCTACATATGGCGAGGTTGCGCTTTTCATATTAGCTCCTGCTACTACCGCTGGTATCGGACCAGATACTGATTATCTACCGATATTGAAGCGCGGCACAGTTATGGGAACTGATAACGGCTTAAGTTTTGTATTAACCGAGAACGTTGATTTTGCAAACCCAACAAACACATTTGTAGTGGCGAGAACGGATCCATCTACGGGTGCTCCAACCTTTTATGCAGTTAAAGCCTACGGTAAAGTGGTTTCTGGAAACTTTGGACAAGAAAGAATTGCTGTGGGTGCTTTTGAAAGATTCAAAACAGTAACTTTGGAAGCACAAAATGTTGCTGAAATCATATCTGTGTTTGATACCGAAGGCAACGAATATTTTGAAGTTGATTATCTTGTGCAAGACACAATTTTTAAAGAAATACCAAATTCCAATTTCCAGAACGATAATGTACCATCGATCATAAAGCCGACCTTGGTTTCCAGAAAGTTCGTAACTCAGATGATTAGAGATACCGTCACCCTTCAATTTGGTAGTGGAAAGCTGGCTAACTCAGATGTCGTTGCTAATCCACAAAACTTTGCTGTAGATGTGTTCGGAAAAACATACACAAACACAACGACATTTGATCCAAGCCGTCTTAGCCAAAACGATAGTTTTGGAGTTGTGCCGACAAACACCACACTTATTGTAACTTACAGAACAACAAACGGTATCAATTCGAATGTTGCTACCGGTGGAATTACCAACGTCATAACAGCAAACTTTGATTTTAATAATAGAGACACACTTGTTACATCAAAGGTTAGAGCAGTTGAGCGCTCGATAGAGGCAACAAACGAAGAGCCAATAACTGGCGATGTTGCATATCCGACCACAAATGAAGTAAAACAAAGAATTTACGACACTTTCCCCACACAAAACAGAGCGGTAACACAGGCAGACTACGAAAATTTAGCTTATCGCATGCACTCGAAGTTCGGCGCTATCAAGAGATGCTCCGTCCAAAAGGACTTAGATTCGCAAAAGAGAAACCTAAACATGTATGTTGTATCGGAAGATACCGCTGGCAAGTTAGTTTTGGCTAACTCAACCATTAAAAATAATTTAAAAACATGGCTGAATCAATATAGAATGATCAATGACACAATCGATATTCTCGATCCGTATATATTGAACTTCGGTATAAACTTTGT